CGTGACGGGTCGGTATATTGTCCCATAGTTGTTTGTTTTCCTAAATTAGTGAATGATTAGATAGAAGAGGAGTTTGCTGTAACGCGCTTAGAGTTCTCCCTCGCAAGGGGCTAAAAGCAGTCATAGCATTTTATGCATAATCCATCTAAAATTATGCACAAATGAAAAGAACCCCATAGATTCCTCTATAGGGTTCCGGTTAGACGCACCACTCAGACTTGTCGTCAGGGTACGATCTCCGGCGCAATGCCGGGTTCTTCAGGCACATCAGCAGCCCACCATCCGGCGGGAATTTCTACACGATTAGCCGACTTGATCTTTGTTCCGTCCTTCTGAACTACAAACACCTTTGCAGTCACAGGCTCCGCTAGTTGGACGGGCGTCCCCGATGGTACGAGCAGCACGGAACTCCCGCACCCGTTGAGCAAAACGCTCCCTAGTACCATTAGCAGTTGGATCGGCTTCTTTAACATATGTTTCCTTGGAAACCCTTCGTTCAAAGAAATTCAGTAGGGCGGTAACTAACTCACCAACCCACCCCCACATTAGGGTTCAACCTTCTTCGCAGCATCCTTCGCAAAGATCAGACCAAACCCCGCAGTAATTCCTGCAACCACGGTTGCGATATCAAAGTTAGTAGCAGGGTCTCCATCAAAGAATGCCACAGCAGCGGCTGAAAGCACAGTAAGAATGGTGGCAATACCGAGGGCAGTAGTCTTGAAATCAGTTGGCTTCTTCATCGTGATCCTCCAAAGGCGTTAGAAGTAGAAATTCGACGTTCAACATCAGCGCGATAAGCGGGATCCTTTGAATAACGTGGATCGCTCATAGCGTTAACAATCTCAGCAACACTACGGAATGTACCACCGCTTTCGGTCGTAGTACCGCCCTGTAGCAAGCGTCCGGGCTTTCCCATAGAACCATTGGTCTGCTCATATCGGGCTTTGAGTCCGGCAATAGCCATCTTGATGGTAGCCGTGTCTCCCTGTTCCATAATAGAGTTGTAGGCATCAACGTGTTCTTCAGGAAGATTGTTTTGCGCCCAAACGGTCAAGGCAGCGTACTGCTCTTCACCTCCGGCAACATCCATAATCCCCTTGAGGTTGTTGTCAGCAAGAGCCTCCTGTCCGGCAACATAAGAACGAACAGTATTCTCAGGAATACCAAGAGCAATAATCTCCTGCACAGAGTCTTCGCTTAAAGTACCTGTCTGAGCAAACTCGTCTGAATATGAATCAAGAGTATCAAGCGACTTACCCGAAGAAGTCAACTTGGTTTCAAGCGAGGCGTAAGCAGCAGCCAACTCCTCAGGCTTTGTAAACTTCTCAGGGAGCCACTCAGGGCGAGTTTGAGCCTGTGCGGCTTCTTGTTCAGCCTTTGCTACGGCTAGAGCATCTACTTCGTTATTTGAAGTAGCGGTGTCGCGTACAATGTCAATTTGTTGGTGGTTACTCATTGTTGTGGTGGTGATTGTTGCTTCTCAATAATGTTTCCGACGGTCTTTGCGGTCTGTGGCATCAGTTCCTGTTGCATTTGCTGCTGCTGCGCGGCTTGCATTTCACCCTGAATTTGCTCTTCAGTTTTCAGCAAGCCCGTAACATCAATTCCAAGACTTGCAGCACGGCGGTTCAGGTATTCTCTGAAATCAATATACTGTTGAATACCGCCGGGACCAAGAATCTGAGCAATACCTTGCAAATAAAGATCCAAACGGCTCAAATCATTTCCTCGACCAAGAGCGTCAATGCCTGTAACGATGGTAGGAGTGATGTACTTCTTATCAATCTTAGGCATCTTCTTAGCCTTAATCAGCCGATCCATCATTCGGTGAACCAAAGGCAATTGAAATTCTTGAGACAGGATGCTGTAGATGCCACCGAGTTGACGCTCAATGCTCTGCGTGACTAGACGAATCTCTTCGGCGGTTACACGTTCTGCATTACGAACTGAGGCTTCAGTAAGCAAAAAGGCGTAAGAAAGTCGCTCGTTGATAGCCGCCATTGTTTGAAGAGCGACACTAAGATCCGCAGATTTAGCAACCTGAAGCACCGTAACGTCAGAAGCCATTCCTTCAATAATCGCCCCGTTAGGAGCCTTTGCCAACTTAGCAGCGCGGGTGGTGCCTACAGGGTTTACTAGGAAAAGCACCTTGGCAGAGGCTGAAGCGGCTTCTACAATACTCTTAGACAGGCTTTCCAAAGACACCAAGTCACCAAAGTACTGCTCGACATAGCCGCGACCGTAGTCCTCGCCGTCCACACGATGCATTCGCAAGGCAAGGAAGGGGCTACGTTCGATTGGATAGATCATATATGATCCGGGAACCTCCATCCCGCCCACTTCCTGATAAACTTCTACCCGCTCATCGTCCAAGACATGGCAGCAGGTATACAAGTCCACGGTATCTTCAAGAGAGTTCAGGGTGGTCTGCACGGCAGCCTGTATTTCAGGAGGCAGCATTGCCGGAGAAATGGTTTCCTTAAGGATGACCTTCCGGACATTGCCCATCGGATCCCGCTTGACCACATAACGATCAAGGCGAATGACGCGCATTGGACCTTCGTCAGGAAAGTACAATAGGGTGTTACCACCAACAATCAGTTGCTTAACGGCTTCAAACAGCGGGACACGAATGCTCAATCCCTCAATCTCCCGCATAATCAGCCGCTCCATTTGCGACAGACTTTGCTCTGCTTCGCCTTGGGCGCTAGGAGAAAGTTGCTGTAGATTCTTTACCGCTGTCTCATCAATCACAAAACGAAAGAAGGGCGAGTTGGGCGGCAGGAGCGAAAGCAGTAGAGCCGAGGCTAGATTGTTGACACCTCGCGCACCCACGGATTGATAAGGAGTAACAAACTTACGGCTACTCTGATCTCCCTCATCCGGAAACAAGTGTGGCAGGGTCAAACGGGCGCAATCACGGGCGCGTTCCAAATAGGTAAAACGCTGTGCTGCGAGTTTAGAATATAGTTCTTTTCCTGACACCTAGGGCTCCTGTTTATTGTTAAGCACCAATACGCAATGAGGATCGTCCCGCAGAGGCTCGTCCGGCGCGTTGGGCTGTCTTTTGCTTGTTCCTTATAGCCATTCTGTCTGCTACCGCCGCCGCCGCCATAGGAGCCACTCCTGCTGCCGGAGACTGACCCGGAGCCCCCGGAGTTCCTGCTGCCGGAGCATAGCCGTCCCCGTTAGTAAATGCTTTTCCTGTTTTAGGATCTAGATCGGGATGCGCTTCAATCCATGCGGCAATGTGGGCATCTTTTTCTGCGGTTGTTCGTCTTTGATACACCGCACCGTCTTCTTCTCTGCGAAAAGCCGAAGAAGTTTCAAATGCTTTTCGTTCGGCTTTCACGCGATCATGGTGCTGTTGCCAATTTTCGCCGGGCTTTCTGTCGTTTGTTCCTGTTCGCGCCATTTCCATAGACCATGTGTTACCCATGTCTCGCTCAGATCGGGTGTAGGTCTTTAGAGACTCTTCAAAATCTTCATTTCGAAACGAGAACGAAGCGGTCTTCGGTTTACGAGATCTATTTTTACCCGTGTAGCCGCTACCACCGCCGCCACCTCCGCCACCTGAACTACACATTAATAGCCTTCTTTCTTAATCATAAGTTTAGAGTTCTTCTTCATAGCCTTTTTCTTGGCAACCGTTAACTTTTTAATTGACTTCATTTAATTTGGTTTCTTAATTACAAGGCTAGATTTACCACGAATTCCTACCCTTTTGGGAGTACGCAGCCGTCCTGTATTGCTATTAGCAACAATAGTTTCGGTATTCTTGGGCTCAGTATAGGTAGATTTAATACCTAACTTGTTAGAAGTATATTTCTTAAGCCCTTGTTTGTTTAGGGTGTTAGGATCACGGGGGATTTTAGTTAATACGCCGTCAGCGTTGTATGTTTTTTCTTTTGGATAAACATCCGAATAAAGTTTAACTTTAGGAGTCTTTGGGGTCTTTGGAGTCTTCGGGGTTTTAGCCGTAGGAGCCGCTGATACACTCTTTTGTTGCGCCTCGTAAGCAGCCTGATTAAACCCAACGCTTGGCGCACTTCCACTAAGTTGATTCATTCCTGCAAAAGAAATAGGGGCTTCAGGAGTAAGTCCGGCGGCTTGGGTTTTTGCCGCTTTCATCTGAGCCTCGTATGCCTGTACATCCCAATAAGAGCCCATAGGTTGTGTCCTTTTTAGTCTAGAAGTGATTCGTTTTGATCATTGAAGACACGTTGTAGGTGCATAAAAACCGCACGTTGTCCTGCCTGAAAGTAGATTTCTTGGACTGTTTCCCCAATCTTGGCACACCGCTCCGGGTACAGATCAGAAAGCACCCGAAGCAGTTCTTCGGAAATCGGAGGAAACACGCTATCCTTAGATATGTTATTATTCATCGGTTTCCTTTGCACTTTGAATAAATGCGTATAGAATAATGACATAATTGATCATATCAAGGACGGTGTCCCGCAGGGCTTCATCCTTAACCTTGAACTCTCCGGTGGTCAGGAAGGTGGAGAGCCGGGACATCTTGTCCGTCAGGCGAACCATGATCCCTGACTCTGTCTTGCAGATCCCCATAGACTCGCAGCGGGTGAAGTTCAAGAAGGGATGCTGATCGTCCTTCCCGCCGCTGTAGTCATGGTTCTTACGCTCAGAGAGCGCACGGGCTTCATCACACAGTTCCTTATGCATTGCTAACAGTCGAGTACGATTCATGGCGTCCATAGTAGCACCTCCTTTGTTTCCCAATTGTATTCTTTGTGTCGTAAGATTCGCGCACAACGCGCTTGTGTCAGAGCAAACTCTTCAGTATAACCGTTTGTTACATAGGCTTCCAAAACTTCAGCCCATGTGTTGGTCTTTAAAATTTTTGTTGCAGTAACAGGACCCACCCCCGTAATGCCGGGATACCCATCGGTCTTATCCCCGGTCAGGGTCTGCATTAACCAATTGTGGTTTGCTTCTTCTTCGGTAATCAGACGGGGAGCCTCATCCTTATCCGGATTCCACAACAAGCCGGGGATGGTGTTCAGGTCTTTGTCTGCGGAAACAATAACCGAATCACCGTAAGTTCCTTCTGTCTGCAAGATGCCAATTATGTCATCTCCCTCTAGGTTGGCTTCTTCACGGACAACATATCTAGTAGAAAGCATTTCCTTAACAGGCTTGTATCCGCAAGGTTTACGACAGGCTTTGCGGTGGCTCTTGTACTCCGGGTAAACGTCCTTCCTGAAGTTGAACTTTCCGGTAAACCCTAGGACGCAGAACTGAGCATCTAGAGTTGCCATATACTTTTGAATAGTCACATCGCACAGATGCAAGGCTTCATTGATATTAGAAAAGGCAACATCAGTATCTTCATCAAGCCGCGCTACATATTCGGTAGCAGAGCATATTGAATAGATAAGGATATCGCCATCGATTAGCAAGGTGCGCTGCGGTAAAACAATAGGCTTCTTACGCATTAGTCTGCCTCTTGAGCGTCTGCGGCTCTAGTAAGAACCTCAATCAAGCCATACGTTCCATGCAGCGTGGACTTCACACAGATGCTGTAACTATCGTCCTTCTTAGGATGTTCTTTGTAACCCACGAACACCATCTCATTGAATCGCTTCTTAAGTTCAAGCAGCAACTCGTCAGTAGTCATGTAATCAATTGGTGTAGACATTCTTTAACCTTTTCAATGTGTCAATGTGTTGTTGTCTGACTGTGCCTCTAGTAGCAACCGCTCGAAACAGGGCAACAATTTGTGGGTATTTGATGACGGAGTATTTGGCAACATTGCTGAGATATTTCAAAGCCCGTTTGCCGTGTACCGTCCACACAAATACCTTATCGCCTTTGTCCCGAATGGATCCACCCCACTTCTCTTGAAGCAAGCGCAAGGCACCTTGGTGCTTGTTACTTACCTCAATTGATGGGGAGTGGTTCCATCGAACGCATCCCTCCCCATCAAGCAGCCCCGCTGCATAAGCGTTTAGTGTGTTTCTGCCCAATTGGCTCCGCTTCGATGTACGCCGTCTAATTTGCATCTGAATTTGTAGTACTTTCCGGCTTCTTGAATAGCCTGTACGACAATGTTACCAACAGTTTCTGCGTAGGCGCCTTTAACTGTGAATTGATATTCATCATGCACGGTGGCTACTTGCTTTACCGGAATAGATTGCAAAGCAAAGTTACGGTGAGCGATTACACAGGCTTCCTTCATCACAACTGCTCCTGCACTTTGAAGCAGCGTGTTAAGGGCAGCATGGGTAGACCGTGGATACAACGGACGCGCATCAAGCCCACGCATCCATCCACGGGTAGCCATCAGTTGAGTCACATCTGCCTTGAGGGCTGCATATGCCGGAACCTTGGCTTCAAAGTTCATCCGAGCCTTCTTGCCTCGCGCTCCGGTACCACCAAGAACAAAACCTAACTTGTCATTACCTGCGCCGTAGATGAGCGCATAGATTGCACCCTTCGCCTGATCACGGGCTTGCTTGTGGGTTGGATTTGTCTTGTCCTGCACAGCATCGGCGGTCAATCCGAAGGCTTTGGCGTTCTCCCAATGGATGTCTCCGGTCAGGATCGTAGCCGCATATACACCACCATCGTACTTGCCTAGGTAGTGAGCAAGGCAGCGCAGTTCCAAACCCGAAGCATCCACCCCAACCAACACCTCGTTGGCAGCGGGGAGGAACAACGCACGGTACTCAGGCTCCTTGGGAACCTGCGCCAAGTTCGGACTACGGTGGGTACAACGCCCCGTAATCGCTCCGTTGGTGTTCACTAGTCCGTGAATGCGTCCATCAGTAGAGACCGCCCTGAGCCACGCCTCGTCCCCGTCTGCTACCTGTCCAAGACGCTTGATGATTGTCAGGTAACGGCACAGGGTCTTAGCCTCCGGGTATGGAAGATCAGACAGCACCGCTTCGTCAATCCGAGGGCGTCCATCAGGGGTCAACTCAATGGGCTTCCATTGGTAGCGCTCCATCAGGCGTTCAGCAATCTGAAGACGAGAGCCCGGATTAAAGACTTCAGTCTTCGACTTCATAGGCTTACCCGTCTTCTCCGACACACGCTCAATTACCTTTGGAGGGAAGATTTTCTGCATCTCCTGCTCCAAGCCAAGCAACTCTTTACGCAACTCAGCATGAAGCCGCTCTGCACCCTTGATGTCGAAGGGAAAGCCCGTGCGCTCCTGCTTGCGAATAATAGAAGCAAACTCATGCTCAAGAGTAATTGCCTTAACTGATTCAGGCATTGATGCATGATTCAGTAAGTGCTTGTACAGCCGATGCGTAACCCGTACATCCTGACGGCAGTAGGCATTGAGTTCTTCTGACGTAGTGAACTCAGGTGCTTGTCCCTTGCCAAGACCAAGGCGGTAGCCCCAAGCCTTGAGACTGTGTGACCCTACCAAAACCTTTGGAAACTCAGGGAGCAGGAAGTCACGCTCCCGGATATCCGCATGAAGCAAACGCGAAGCAATCAGAGTATCAAACACCTGTCCGCTAATCTCAAACTTAGGATAGACCCGCTTGAGTGCCGGGATATCAAAGGATTGAATGTTGTGTCCGATCACAGTATCGGCGGTACTCAGGAGCAACAAGCCATACTCCATGTCTACCGTCTTAGGCTCTGCCCCATCAATGCTAACCGCCATGCACAAGATTTCTTTAACGTCAGACAGGTTCAACCAATCAGCCACCATAGGCGTTTCAATATCAAATACAATTTCCATCGTGTTCTCCTTTCGAGAGACTTACTGTTCTTTTTGTGACAAAGTATCCCGCCTAAAGCAATGCCAATTTCTATCCTTAGCAATGTCTTCTGCTGTTCTATATGGCTTAACAATATCAGCCATTGTTCGACAGTACAAAGCCCTAGCCTCATCCCGTTCTTCTTTAAGTTTCTTCATGTCTTCTAGGCAGTTTCCATGCATAATGTTTCCATCACGCCACATACTGAGTTCAAGCATATCGTCATTCATCGTGTTCTCCTTTCAAGAGATTCTAGTGACTAGAACAGATCTTCTTTACTGATGCCCTGCCTCGACCAAGCCAACGCAATCTTCTTTAAGGCTATGTCGTGTATCTGTCGTACCTGTGCGGCTGTAACGGGCTCCTCAGGATACTTAGCATTCAACGCTTTTGCAATAGTCTCCCAAGAGTCGGGCTCTGCTGTTGTAGACATATTGCGGTAAATAGTGGGACGCGTTTCATAGCCGTACCTGATTACCGTAGATACCAACTGTGGGCTGACTCCGTACTGTTTGGCTATGTCCACCTTTCGCATGGAAGTCTTGCCAAGATCTTGAATTTCATTTACTTGTCGGTTAGTTAGTTTGCGAGGTTGCATGGTTCTCCTTTAAATATCGTCGTTGATTTCCATTGCAATCTCGTGCAATCGTCCTGATTCCTTGAAGTACCGCAGCATTCCGGAGAGTCCGGTGTCTCCTGTGAATCTGTTCTTAAGCACACGAACAAGCAACTCGTTTGGGGCTTCGCCTTGCTGATTGCGTTCCAAACCAATAACAGCATCGGCTAACTGAGCAATAGAGTGAGAGCCACGCAGTTGGGCTAGGGAGGTCGTAACACCCTCTTCATGCCCACGATCCCCATCAGGACGGCGTAGATGCGACACCACAAACATGGCTGCCTGAGTCTCTTCTACGAGGCTACGCAGCGAGGTCATCGCGTTGTCGATCAGGCGCCGTTCATCTCCATCACCAAGTCCGGACACAACAATGGACAAGTGATCTAGGAAGATGTAATCACAGCCGCACGACTTGATCATGTAACGAATACGAGCAAGAAGGTTTTCAGGATTCACAGAGCCAAAGTGATCAAGCAGCACCACCTTGGCTACCGTTGCATCAAACGCTTCGCGCTTCTGCTCCGATGAAATGCCACGCTCTTCCCAAAAGTAAGGGGGTGTATTCATATGGATACCCATGAGGTTGCGCCCTGTGCGCTTCACATTCTCCTCCAACATGAGCAGCCCAACCTTCTTACCTGAGCGAATCAAATGGCAAACCATCTCACGACAGACAGAGGACTTGCCAATGCCTGTGCCTGAGGTGATGACTACTAGTTCACCCTTACGGATTCCAAGTAACTTATCGTTGAGTGCAGCCCACGGATAAGAAGTCGATTCATTTTTATCGTCTTCATTAACAGTATCCCACAGATCCGCACCGAGAACAACGCCATCCGGACGATAGGCTTTAGCGCCATAGACCGCATCGATTACTCGCTTTCCTTCACCCGCCATGTGGGCTTCGTTCGCGTCTTTGAAACCTACGATGGTTCCAATCTTTGCTTTGCCCGGTGTAAGCAGCATGGCACACTCACGGGCTGCCTTGCGTCCGGGCTCATCATCGTCAAACATGATCACTACGGATTCAAATTTTTCTAGCCATTCCAAGTTAGATTGGAAAGACTTGAGCGCACCTGTAGCACCTGTAGGTACTGAGCAGACTGCCCACTTGTTACCGAAGAGTTGACCAACAGTAAGAGCATCGACCTCTCCCTCAGTCACGGTAACCATGCGCCCACCATCGCGCCACAGGTGCATACCGTACAGCGGCAGCGACTTCGTATCGCCTAGCATTACAAAATCTTTAGATGGGAAACGTAACTTCTGTGCAACAATGGAGCCATCCTTGATGTACTGAGCAACCTGCACAGTTTGTCCGTTGTATTCACCCATACCGTAGCCCCAAAAGCGGCAGGTATCTTCGGTGATTCCGCGCTTCTTGAGCGGAGCCGTTACTACATCAATCAAAGTAGTATTGGTCTTGGTAACTTCGGCTAAGGGTTCGCCCTTGCCTGTCTCGTAATACTTACAGCCGAAGCAGTAAGCGTGTCCGTCTGTGTACCTAGCGAGGTTGTCTTTGCTCCCACATTGGGGGCAGGACTCATGCTGTAGGAACTCCGATTCGTTGGGGTTCGTCATAATGCTCTTTCCATTCGATTTCGATTCGAGGGTTTGTGCTGTAGCACTTTCGGGCTTCAAGCGTCATAATCTGTCGATCATCTAGCCACGCCCACTCATTGAGCGAATCTAGAATCGACTTCACATGGTTATCAATGTCACCTAGCGGGAACAGGCTTGTGATCTTCTTCGGGGAACGGCAGAAGAAAGTCACCTTCACCTTGAGTGGTCCTGAGAGGGGGCAGCCCTTGGGCTTTTTAATTGCACCAAGGGCTGCCTTCGCTTCTTTTCTGTAGTTCTCATAGGTCTTACCGTAGTAGGCAAAGCCCTTCCTTGAAATGCGAGGACGGCTTGCCGGAGTAGGTTCAACCCAAAGAACTAGTTTCAAAAGTCGGACTCATCTTCCGTTGTAACAGCCTTCGGCGCTTCGGTCTGCTTGGTGAATCCGTCTGTAGCCTTGAAGCCATAGGCATCAAAGTTATCGCCGGGAGTGTACTCACGCAGTTCGCAGATCTGTACCGCCTTCATGCGAAGGGAGATACCTGCGCCAACCATTGCCGTGAAGTACGGAACAACCTCAAATGCAACCTTGATCTGTGAACCCGAACCAATGTTCGGAGGAGCATCAAGTGCAGTACCCTGAGCATCAAACAGGACAGGCTTCTGAGCCCACGACTTCTCTGCGTTTCCTGCCTTCGCCTTCAACTTGAACTTGATGCGAACTAGTGAATCGTCCGTCTCCTTAATAGGCAATCCGGATCGCTTCAACTTCTTGCCGCCCTTTTCCTTGCAGGTCTCAGCGTAAGCCGTGTCAGCAGCCTTGGTGAGATCAGCAATGAAGGCAGCAGCAGTCTTATCCTGCGGGTTCAACTCCAACTCCACGCTGTACACCCCATCAGCATCGAACTTGGTATCCGGCGCGTTCAAGCGGGGATAGACTGCGGTACCGAGCGGGGAGGTGATACGTGCGAACTTCTTACTCATAGCGTTCTCTTCTTTCTAGTGACTAGACTAATTGAAATAGTAGTCTGAGTCCCTGACCTTTGATATGTCCAAAGTACCGTACTTGGGAACTTCGGGTATTGTACAGGATGTTGGTAGGTATGTCAATAGCCCCTGACGGAACTCTTGCAGTAGATCCCTAGAAAAGATGTCAACAGTCGCGTGTCTCACGCACGAAGCAGTAGTCAAGTAGTCAGCCGACAGGCAAAGAATTTGATCATGTACTGCGCCAAGGTTTTGAATACCGTTTGCCGCACACATATTAATCGTGTGTCCTAGCAATCCACCGAAGCCGTCCAACGAATGGATATAGTTAGCAGGACCGCCATTAAGTGCTTTGCGTTTGCTTTGTAGTCCGTTGTCTTGGCGCAGCGACAGCACCTTAGCCTTGGCACCGATGCGAGTAGATACGGTAATGGTGTCGTAGTTTTCATAGCGCATACGAACGGGGAAGCCGATGGGCGTCATCCAATGAGGAGTCACATCGTTATCAATAAGCACACCGATACACCCACGAATGAAATCCATTCCACGCTTTGCAGAGCCAACAACATCATCGATAGATTCCCAAATTATTTTGCCTAGAAAAGCAATCGGCTTGTAGGTCTCAAGTCCAAATGGATTCTCACCTGTCTTACGCATCTTGTCTTCAAGCCACTCACGCGTGTAGTTGATACACGAATGCATTGTCAGACCATAGGGCAGGGTCATTGTCTGACGCTTGGTGGTGTTGCGATCAATACCGAAGCGAAGCAGTTGGGGCGCCATTGGATCCTCAGACTTCTTCAGGCGTTCAATGACTGCTTCAGCCACGAATCTGTACGGATCAGAAGGACAGTCAGACGGCAGGACGTTGGTTGCTAAGGCTGCAATAGGATCCCGCAACAACATAGAATAGATCTGTAAACCCTGAGTAGTAGCGTCCATTGAGATGGGTAGGCGGCTTACAAAGCCTTTGCCATGCTGCCACAAGCCATTGAGTTCACGACAGGCAGCAGCAAACGCGAACGGTTCGTCTGCCTTGAGCCACAAGCGATTAGCCCAAGGGTCTCGTGCGATCTGTTCAATGGTTGCTCTGTTGCCCTCGACCCACGCTACTCTTTTTTGAAGGGGTTCTTTGTCGAGACCGAACTTATTAGCAACCTGAATGTATAGGGGAAACTGATCAGCATCACTATGTAAGGGTTTACCGTTTGCAAAACGAAGCATAGACTTAGCATATGAAACACCCTGTGGTTGCAGGAAGAGGGGCAGGGGATATCCGCGTCCACGAAAGTCTAGTTGATGTGGGAACCACAGGGACTTGAAGTCCTTCATCTTGTCCCCGATGAACAAGGCTTTCAAGGTCAGTAGTCGCTGTGACTCGTACGATTCATTTAGGAAGTGAACCTTAGCCGCAGCCTTGCGCCATTGCCTTCGTGCATCATCGTTTGTGTTGATGTCGCTTGGCTTCGTAGGCAGTTGCTCATCAAGTGAAGGAGGCAGCCCATCAAGTGAGATGCCTTCTTTCCAACAATCCTTAACCAACTCAAGAGTGATCGGATCGATAGCCCACGGTGTATTCTGAATGAAGTTGACTGACGAATACACGCCCGATGATAGCGATGTTGAAAGTGATTCTTGGTAAGCCTTGGATCTGCTTTTTACAAGAGGTCGAGGCTTCCACTCAAGTGAGGCGTAGCCACCAATCCAAGGGTTATTCCACTCCAAAGGCTTCTCAACGGTAGGCAAGAACATCGGCTCTAGCGTCTCGTGATACTCGTGACAATTTTTGATCCACTCG